AATTGACGGTGAGACCATCGATCCGGACGCGACGTTTTCGAACGAGTGCCGCTGGCCGGGGGACCCTATCGGACCGGCAGCGGAAGTCTGGAACTGCTTCGTTGGCGAAACAAAAATAGCCACAGACTGTGAGATCGTCCGCAGCTATAAACATGAATATTCCGGGAAGTTAATTACCGTCAAAACTGCCGGAGGCGTAAATTTCTCCTGTACGCCGAACCACCCAATACTTACTCCGGGCGGGTGGGTCTGCGCGGAACGCCTTCACAATGGAGACAACCTGCTGATAGCAAGCGTCGGTGACGACGGGATTGTGCGGGGTGATCCAGACATAGACCATGTTTTTCCCCGCATTGACGCACTCCATGAGTTTTTTGATAAAGTTGGAAGTAAGCGGGTTCGCCGTCTGGGTGTGAATTTCCACGGCGATGTCCCCGCATCCGATGTCGAGATTATAAGCAAGGAAGGGTTCCTGCGGGACGACCGGAATTCCGGCGTTCTCGAGTGCGGCGATGAATTCCGACTCATAAGCACCGGACCGCTTGTTCTTACAGAGGGCCATCTTGTGTCTCGTCTCGGGCGAGTTCGTATAACCGCGCTTCGCTTCATGCGCGGCCTCTGCAAGACGCTGACGCTCTTCGGGCGGCGTTTGGGCCATGCGGTTATACATGGATTCGGAGCGGTTTCTCGGGGTGATTCCGCTGTTTTTCAGGCGGAGAGCGATGGCGTGCCTCGCGACGTGCAATTCACCGGCGAGGGCTTTGACGGACTTCCCGGAAAGGTACTCCGAGACAATATAATCGACATCAAGATCACGACGGTAAGCCATATACCTGTTTACAACCTCCAGACGGGAAATGGGTATTACTTCGTCAATGATATTATACCACAAAACGGGCGAAAAGTCAACGGCAATTTTGCGATAGCGCATAACTGTCGGTGCACGCTGACCACGGTGTTTGACGGGTTCACGTCGAACCTTCCGAAAGATAAGCAAGGGACGGTTCACGTCTGGGTTGATGGGGAGAAGGTGAGATAATGCCCGACCAGAATATCAATATCCAAGTACAGATCACGGACAATTCTCCGGAGGTGCTGAACGCGGTTGCAATCGCGATCAAGCGGGCGCTGTGGGCGATGGGGGCGAAAGCGGAAGAGCTTGCGAAGACCGGGGACATGCCCGTAGACACGGGCCTTCTGCGGAATTCCATCACATTCGCCGTCGGCGGGAATCCTCCGGCTATCACATCATACCGTGCGGACAAGCCGGACAAGAGCGGCGTGGTTCGCTCCGGTTCGTATAGCGGGACAGCTCCCGCCGGAGACAAGGTTTACGTCGGGTCCAACGTGGAGTATGCGGCGGCGCAGGAAAACGGCACGTCGCGCGGTATCCGTGCGCACCATTTCCTGAAAAATGCTGTCGGGAACCACTCGGCGGAGTACAAGAGCATTGTAAAAGACTCCCTTACGAACGTGTGACGGGGCGGGGTTGACATTAAACCGGGGGACGCGCTATAATAGAAACGGGAGGTGATTTGATGCGGCGGGACGTCCGCTGCCCTGTCTGCGGGAAGGTGCTATGCCGCGCGAAGGAATGCGCGGGGATGGCGCACGACCCGGAAGGGGACATTTTTCTATGGTGCAGGGGGTGCCGGGCGGAGATACCGTTCCGGTACGTGAAACTGGCGGCGAAAAAATCAAATACACCTTATAAGAGCCTTTGAGCCGAAACGTGGGAAACCGCGTCCGGCTCTTTTTTTATTTCAGATCGAACGCCGATGAACTGGCGCCGAAGAAAAGGAGATCGAAATGGCATTATCCAGACGAAACCTCAAAGGAATGGGGCTGACCGATGAACAGGTCGACAGCATCATTGAGATGCACACCGAAACCGTTGACGCGCTGAAGGAAAAGATCGCGGCGGCGGACGAAAACGCAAAAAAGCTGGAAGCCGTCACGAAGGAACGGGACGAACTGAAGGCTGGCGGGGATTACAAGGACAAGTACGAGAAGGAGCACAAAGCCTTTGAAGAGTATAAGTCCGGGATCACCGCGAAGGAGACGCGGGCGGCGAAGGAAAAAGCCGTCAGGGCGTATCTGGAAAGCAAAAATATCACGGGCGGAAACCTTGACATCGCGATCCGGGGCATGAACGCGGAAATCGACGCGGCGGAACTGGACGGCGAGAAGATCAAGGATACCAAGGCTCTTGATGAACTGATCGGCGGCACGTTCAAAGGGCTGGTCGTAACATCGACCGTGACCGGGACGCAGACCGCCACACCTCCCGCGAACGGGGGCGGGGGCAAGCTGACAAAAGCCGAAATCTTCAAGCGAGACGACAAGGGCCGTTATGTAATGTCAACGGCTGAACGGCAGAAAGCACTTGCCGAAAACCCTGATTTACTGAAATAACGAGGTAAAAACAAATGTCTGCGACCTATACTGAAACCTTCTCCAATCCCCGCGACTCCCTGCCGAACGTATATAACAACGTCACGGCTCGCGAAGTGGATTTTGTCACCAGATTCGGCGACAACTGGCAGGCCCTGCTCGACATCATCGGCATTTCCCGTCCGATCCGCAAGGCTCCCGGCACTCAGCTGATCTCCTACACCGCATCCGTTGCCCTCGAATCCGGCAACGTGGACGCGGGCGAAGTGATCCCGTACTCCAAGGCGACCATCACTCAGGTTGCGAAGGCTGACCTGACCATCGAGAAGTATGCGAAGGCCGTTCCGATCGAGGATGTCAGCAAGTACGGCGCGGAAATCGCCGTCGAGAAGTCTGACGACGCGTTCCTTGCGAAGCTGCAGAATGTCGTCCTTGCGAAACTGTACACGTTCCTCAACACCGGCGCGCTGACCGGCGTGGCCACCACTTGGCAGGCCGCTCTTGCAAAGGCACAGGGTGAAGTTCTCAACAAGTTCGCCGCGATGCAGAAGGACGTGACCGAGGTTGTTGGCTTCGCCAACATTCTTGACGCGTATGACTATCTTGCCACGGCGTCCATCACCATCCAGACGGCGTTCGGCATCACCTATGTCAAGGACTTCCTCGGCTACAACACGCTCTTCTTGCTTCCTGCTGACATGATCGCCCGCAATACTGTGATCGCTACTCCGGTTGAGAATATCGACCTGTACTACATCGATCCGGGCGATTCTGAATTCGGCAGACTCGGCCTGAACTATACTACTCAGGGCCAGACCAACCTGATCGGCTTCCATGCCGAAGGCAACTACAACACCGCTGTCGGCGCGTCCTTCGCGCTCATGGGCATGGCTCTCTGGGCTGAATACCTCGACGGCATCGCGGTGTTCAAGGTCGAAGCGTCCGGCTCTCTCGGCTCTGTGACCGGCTTCTCCACCGCTGCTTACGCGGCTGGCTCCACCGGCGACGCTGAACTGACCGTTCCCGATCCGACGGTAGCGGGCGGCAAGTACTACTTCAAGGCACAGGCTTCCACCGCTCCTTCGGCTCCGACCTACCTCGCGCAGTTCGACACTACCGGCTGGACTGAGGTTGTCGACGATCAGGTTGTCGCCACCACCAACGGTCATAAGTACCGCGTCGTCGAAGTCAACGGCACGGGTCAGGCAATCGCTTCTGCCACTGGCGATGTAACGGCAAAAACCTGACGACCTTATCGGGGCTGACGATAGGGTCGGGGATCACGCTCACACCGGAATTTGACAGCTCGGTGCTTGAGTACACAGCCACGACCGAAAACGCTTCGAACAAGGTGACCGCTACGACCACCGACCCAGGTGCAACCGTTGTCATTCTCAACGGCGAAACCGAGGTCGAGAACGGCACGGCGGCGTCTTGGGCGGAGGGCGAAAACACGCTGACGATCACGGTTTCCGGCGGTGCGCCTGATACGGTCTACACCGTTGTCGTGACGCGTGAAGCGGCAGAAGAGAACACCTAAACGGAGGCGGCTCACATGACAATGCTGGAACTGTGCATGGAATGTCGGAATTTCTTCAAACCCGACATATATTCCGGCACGTTTACAATCACCGGCGGCGTGCTGGAGCCGCTTCCCGCCATCCCGGAAGGTGCGTATATCCGCATCGTCGGATCGACGTTCAATGACGGCGTGTATCAGTACGGAGCTTCGGGTCTGACGGACGAGACGTTCACAGGCGCGGTCTGGCTGATGCACGTTCCGCCGGACTTTGTAGCCCTGCTGACAGACATCAACGAATGGGAAGCGGCGAACCTGACGGCTATTGCAACCGCGACGGCTGAGGTACTCGCTGGCCCCTACAGCTCTGAGAGTTTCGCGGGGTACACGTATCAGAAGAAAACGAGTCTCGGGGACGTCGCCACATCCTGGCGGGATCCCCGGCTCGGCTTCGCGGCGCGACTGAACCAGTGGAGGAAGATCTGATGCTTTATCAGGATATGATGGAGGATTTTCACTTCCTCGACAAGACGCGCCTGCCGGACGGCGAAGGCGGCATTATTACCACATGGACGGAGGGCGCGGCGTTCACGGCATACGCGGCGTTCGACTCATCCATCGAAGCGCGGACGGGCGCGGCGGCAGGAGTTTCCTCCCTGTACACAGTAACGGCTCCGGTGGACGTCCATCTGGAATATCACGACGTGATCCGCCGGGCGCGGGACGGCAAAATCCTGCGCGTAACCTCTGACGGCGATGACGTAATCACTCCCGCGATGTCCACGATGTCTTTCCTGCAAGTGACCGCGGAAGAATGGGAAGTCACCGTCACACAGACGCAGGCGCAGAGCGGGCAGAATACGCAGAGCGGGCAGACGGGAGGTGGCGGCAACGGCTAATACCTTACCGACCAAAGCGGCAGCTTATTACTCGTTCTGGTCGCAGTTCAGCATTCCGACATACGAAGAGAACAGCGTGGAGGACGGGGAGTTTTCTCCCGGATTTCCGCGCTTAACGTATGAATTCGGCGACGACGCGTTCTCCGATTACGGGCTGTCTCTGACGGCTTCGCTGTGGTACCGCTCTTCCTCTTGGGTTGAGGCAAACGCGAAGGCGGCGGAGATTTCAGCCGTCATCGGGCGCGGGGGCGTTCAGTTCCCGTGCATCGGCGGCAACTGCTGGATCACGCGCGGATCGCCTTGGGCCTTGCGCATGGGCGACGAAAACGACGACATGATCAAACGCATCGTCTTCAACGTGACGGTGCGATGGAACACACCTACTTAAAAAATGAGGTGAAAGAATGAAATTTACTCAGATTCCGAGCGACACTTTCGAGAAACTGGCGATCAACGCGGGCGTCATTGCGACTGCGTTCACGCCGGGCACCGGAACGCTGTCCTCTGCGAATATCCTCGGCGCGACTTCGGGCGGTATCACGGTGACCTGTGTGCCGGAGTTCGCTGACATGGGCGAGGACATTGATAATTGCCCGAAGAACACGAAGGAGCTGAAGAAGATCACGGGCTACACCGTGACGGCTTCCGGTACGCTCGTGACGGCTTCTCCGGCTGTGGCGAAACGCCTGATGCCCGGCTCCGCTGTGGCGACGGACAAGATCACGCCGAGCAACACGCTGTCCACCTCGGCGGGCGGCGACTTCGACGATATCTGGATCGTCGGCGACTACTCAGACAAAAACGGCGCGACGAACGGCGGTTTCGTGGCCTGCCACATCATCAACGCGCTGTCGACGGGCGGTTTTTCCTACGTCACCAGCGACGCGGAGAAGGCAAAGTTCGCGTTCGAATTCACGGGCCACTACTCCATCAACACTCCTGACACGGTTCCGTTCGAACTCTACGTCCACGCGGGCACGTCCGAACCCACCTGACGGAGGTGAGCTGAATGAAATTTACTCAGATCCCGAGTGATACGTTCCAGAAGCTCGCGCTGAACGCGGGTATCATGGCGTATGATTTCGACCCGTCTGACGGCACGCTGAACAATTACGATATCATCGGCGCGACCTCCGGCGGCGTGACCGTCACGGCGGTTCCCACGTTCGCGGACTTCGGAGAAGATATCGATAATTGTCCGAAGAACACGAAGGAACTGAAGCGGATCACCGAGTGGGAGATCACGGCAAGCGGCACGTTCGTCACGCTTAACAACGAGGCTGCTGTGACGCTCGTCGGGGCTGGAACGGGTGTCGTGACGAAGGGCGCGGCGACCACGGACACGGACATCGTGGCCGGGAAGACCTACTACACCAGAAGCGGTTCCGGCACGTCTCAGTCTCCCTACGTTTACACGCCCGTGGCAAGCCCGGTGAAATCCTCGTTGTCTTCCTACTACGAGGCCATCGAGATGAAGGTAACGCCGCGGCATGACATCGACGAAGACGATTTCGGCGACATCTGGTTCGTCGGAGATTATTCCGACGTGAACACCGGGTCGACGGCTGGATTCGTTGCGTGCCACATCAAGGACGCGCTGTCGAACGGCGGGTTCTCGTTCGTGACTTCCGACGGCGAGAAGGCGAAGATGGCGTTTGAATTCAAGGGCCATTACAGCATCGACACGCCGCAGGACGTTCCCTTCGAAGTATACGTTCACGCCGGGAGCTGACCCGGCAAAAATAAAGGAGGCTGACGCATGGGAAAAATTCTTGACGCGCGGGGCGACGAAGCCCTCGACGTGCTGGCGGAACTGCTGGAACCTGTCGGAGAGATCGCGGGGGACGCGGAGATCAGCGGCATGATGCGGAGCGGAGGCAAGGCGACCGTCATGGAGCTTGTCCGCGCGATGCTCAAAGGCCACAAGGACGCGGTTGTCAAAATCATGGCGATCGACGACGGGAAGACGGTGGAGGAAGAGCGGGGAATGATCTCAGCCCTGACGATACCGGCGCGGCTGCTCAAAATCCTGTCGGTTCCGGCGGTGAAAGACTTGCTTTTTGGCTCGGCGGAGACGGAGACGCCCGCGACTGGCTCATCGCCGAAATCTGGAAGCGGGAACGGATAAGCTCCGTCCCCGCTTTTTTATCGGGCGCGGCGGCGGCGTACCGTGAGCACAGGAAGGAGATGTCCTTCCGGTACTATCTCACGGACGCCGTTCAGCTGTTGACGGAGAACACGGCGCGGTTCGGCGGTGGGGCTTCGATTTCAAAACGCTGGGCGGAGATCCTTGATTCGCGCGGGCGGATCGAGGAAAACCGTGACCCGAAGGAGATCATCGCCGACATCGCGCAGAAAGCGGGACTTACAATTCTATGAACATTTTTGATTTACAGGCGACGATTTCGCTGAACGGCGATGCGTTCATGCAGGGCGTCGAGCAGGCGCAGGGGGCGTTTCAGAACCTCGGATCATCTGTCGGAGCCGGTGCGGTCGCCGTCGGGACGGTTGTCGGAAATATGGCGACTAAGGCGGCGTCCGGGCTTGTCGACCTCGGGAAAGAATCCATCCAGACCGGAATGAATTTCGACGCGGCAATGTCGAATGTGCAGGCAATTTCCGGCGCGACCGGGGACGAGTTTGACTCTCTTCGGGACAAGGCAAAGGAAATGGGCGCGTCCACGAAATTCACCGCCACGGAAGCGGCGGAGGCGTTTTCTTACATGGCAATGGCCGGATGGGACGCGTCTTCCATGCTGTCCGGTATCGAGGGCATTATGAACCTCGCGGCGGCTTCGGGCGAATCGCTGGCGACCACTTCCGACATCGTGACGGACGCGCTGACAGCGTTCGGGCTTACTGCGGCGGATTCCGGACATTTTGCAGACGTTCTCGCGGCGGCTTCGTCCGCGGCGAACACGAACGTCTCCCTGATGGGCGAGACGTTCAAATACGTCGCGCCGCTTGCCGGAACGATGGGCTATTCCATCGAGGACATGGCGACGGCGATCGGCACGATGGCAAACTCCGGAATCAAGGGAAGTCAGGCTGGCACCGCGCTCCGGTCGGCGATCACGCGGCTTGTGAAGCCCACGAAGGAAGTCACGACGGCGCTCGGTGCGCTCGGAATTGACGGAGGCGTGATCACGGATTCGGACGGGAATATGCGGTCGTTCTCGGAGACGATCGGCGTTCTCCGGGAGGCATTCTCCGGATTGGACGAAGCGGATCAGGCGATGTATGCCGGGATGATCTTCGGTCAGGAGGCCATGTCCGGGATGCTGGCGATCATAAACACGTCCGAAGCGGATTATAACAAGCTGGCGGATACGATCGGCGCGGCGTCCGACGCGATGGGCGGAATGGGCGCGGCGGCTGAGATGGCGCAGACGCAGATCGACAATCTGCAGGGCGACGTGACGATCTTCCAGTCCGCGTTCGACGGTCTGAAAACTGCCATTTACGACAAGTTCAAGGAGCCGCTCCGGGACGCGGTGCAGACGGCAACGGAAATGATGTCGACGCTGACGGGCGCGGTCAACAACGGCGGGATTTCGGAGGCGTTTGCAACGATCGGGCGTTCTGTGTCCGGGTTTGTCACGACGAAATTCGAAGAGCTGACTGCGAAACTCGGCCCGTTCGGCGAGACGCTGCGGGAGGTCGCCGGGATTGCGGCGGAATACGGTGGGCAGATCGGAACGGCGGTCGGCGAGGCGTTCGGAAAGGTCCGGGACGCGATTGCCGGATTTGACTTCGGCTCGGCGTTTGCCGGAATAAAGGACAAAATCGGCGGGGCAATCGACGCGATACGCCCGGAAATCGAAGCGAAGGTGCAGACGATCCGGGAGACGTTGTCCTCCGTCTTCGGAGTTTTCGAAAACATCGGGGACGCGTTCTCCGGATTCGACACCGGGCTGTTCTCGACGCTCGGCAGTGCAATTGGCGAAATTGCAGGCGCATTTATGCAGTTCAAAAGCGTTTCGTTCGACGCGGTTGCCGGGGGGATTCAGGCGTTCGCGGACGCGCTTGTGAGCGTGGACATCGGGAGCACGGTTTCCGACATTGCCGGGAAAGTTATAGAGCTGGCCTCCGCGTTTGCATCGGCTTCGGCGGATGTGATTTCCGGGGTCGCCGGGGCGATCAAGGACTTCATGAACGGGTTCGAAGACAGCGGCGCATACGAAGCGATTGCGAACGTCGCGAAGGGCGCTGGGGAACTGTTTGCGAAATTCCTCGACATCAGCGCGGGGCTGATTTCCGACATTGCCGGGAATGTCAAAGAATTCCTCGACGTGTTCCCGTCCGAGGAAATCGGCGGAATTATCGGCGGTATTGCGAAAAACGCCTCCGAACTGTTCGGGACGTTCATGGAAGTCAGCGGAAACGTCATCGGGGAAATCGCGGATGGAATAAAAGGCTTCCTTGACGCGATCCCGAAGGAAGCCATTGCGGAGACGATCGGAACGCTGGCCGGGGTGATCGGAGAGCTGTTCGGGAAATTCACGGGAACGGTCGCCGGGATCATTGAGACGATCGGGGAGAAGTTCGCCGGGTTTGGTGAGAAAATCACGAAACTCTGGCAGGAGGCGGCTCCGGCGTTTGAAGAAATGGGCGCGAAGTTCAACGGCATGGTCGAGGTCATCGGCGAGGCTGTCGGGAAGCTCATGGATGTCGTCGGCCCTGTCGCGGAGTGGATTGCCGGGGAGGTCGCCGAGCTAATCAGCAAGGGCATCGAGACGATCGTCGGCACGTTCGACACGCTGTTCGAATCGTTCGGAGACCTGTTCGACGGAATCAAAGAAGGAATTCAAGGGTTCATTGACCTGATCGAGGGCGACGGAATCGGCGCGGGCGAACACTTCAAGAAAGCATGGGAAGATGTCAAGGCGTTCTTCTCCGGGCTTGGTGCGGCGTTCAAGGAAATCGGCGGCGAGATCGTCAACGGATTGAAACAGGGCATTCTCGACGCGTGGGACAGCTTCACGGGATGGCTTGACGGAAT